TCAGAACGTATTGCAAAATGATATTGACCATCATGCAGAGAAAAGCCTTGTACTTGATTTACAGCTGCCCCTGAGCTTTGATCAACAAATCCTAAATTAGGTGCGTAACTTAATCCTTCGCCATTTGGGACCATAGATATATCAGACCTAAATCCACCAGCAGTTGCTAATGTTGGGCTACTTCCGCCTAATCTAGTTGTTTGTGAATTTACATTTGCTTTACCCCCACCATACATATGAAATTGTCTAGGGTCATTATTATCAGTTGAGTCACCGTCTAATGACATAGTACTAACGGCATATAAATTATTTATATTTTGTTGTAATTTTATTTCATCTAATAATCTACTGTCTGATTTAATTTTTACAAAAAATAAACCTTGATATTCTTCTTTACCGCTTTCATCTACCTCTTCAACTACAACCATTTTAACACCACCACCATAATTAGTTGAATCGGGGTCGCCTCCTTTTAAAACACACGAATCAGGATTTTCATCAAAAGCTTCGTATAAAACTTTTACGTCGTCACCAAATTGTTCGGTAAAATGAAGCTCAACATCATCATCATTTCTAGTGTCCATCTCCCTATTTTCTATCTCATATACTTTCGTTTCTTGATTACCTACAACAAATTTAACTTTAGCACCTTTAATTAATTTAACATATGCTTCTTTACTAACACCTCTGTCGCCTATATTATCAAATTCTCCATTTTCACCAGGCTCTGTACCACCATCACCGCCTGAAGAGGCTGTTAAATCTCCCCATTGGTACATACTATTTATAGTAATTCTATTTCTTCCTGGAACAGGTGTAGCCCCTGGTTTTATAATAATTTGATCATGATCTTGTTCATAATTTCTAGAAAAAATAAACACATCAGGTATATAGGTAGTTTTAAGAGGTTTTGCTAAAAAAGGCGGAGGCCCAGTTGTGTATTTGTCTAATACTTTAAATTCTTCTCTAATATCAGAAACTTCTTTATCTCTTTTTTTCTTTATTACAATACTATCTTCAATTTGCACTTTATTAACATCAGCAGAAGGTATACCTATATATATAAAACCTTCTTCATCTTCATAAAAGCTTTGTCCTATAAAATTATAAGTAGTTGTTGAATTTTCTTTTATAAAATATTTATAATGTTTTGCAAAAGAGGGCGGGTTTGATGTTATTTTTGCTTTAAATTGATTCATAAAAGGCGCGCTGTCTTGACCAACTTTTATTACGCCACTATCACTTGTTAATACAGGTGTTTGTCTTCCGAATTCATCTAAATAAACAACACCAAATTGATATGTTCTTTTTGATTTTATAGATTGTTTTTCTTTTCTATTATTAGCCCCGGTAGCATATCTGCTTTGTAATTCTAAATCAAACACAGGTTTTACATCTGCGTTACTTGAATCTTTTAAATTAAAATTTTCTGTATAATTACCATATATTAATCTATTCGCTGTAATTTCTTGGGATTTTGCTTTTCTAGGAACGCTATCAAATAATCTTAATAATTGATTAGAAGGCACTGTTCTAAATATTTGATCGTCTTTTATATTAAATATTATATCTCCAGAATCAATATTTTCTGTAGGAAAATTACCATCTGATTTTCTTTTAATAGTATCTACAACATAACAATTAGGGCTAACAGAATCTTTATATAAAATGTCTATTTCTTTTACATCCGCATGTATATTGTGATCTAAATTTGTAAGAGTTAAGGTTCTAATGCTATTTACCATTGCTAAGTTAAACCCTTCTTTTTGATTATATGCAAACCCCTGCGCAATTACACCTCCAAATTGGTCTAACTCTATTCCAACGTCATGATTTGGCAAAAACGCCGCATTTGAAAAAGGAGAAAAACAAGAGTATTGCCCATTGTCATATTTATATCTATATGCAAATCTTGGAAATTTTTCTTTAAATAAAGGTTCTTCTTCTTCTAATATACAAGAATAAGCAACAGTTGTTCCTGGTACTTTTTTTGATACATTTAATAAAGTAGCAGTAAATGTTCCTTTATCATTACCTGTATTAGTTTCATCATAAGTTGTTAATTTTATTCTAGCTGTAATTGTATTTTCAATTTGATTAACAGTGTCAAAAAATTTATGTGTTAATACAATAACATCCCCAACTTTATACGCTGGGGCTGCGGCGCTTCCGCCATTTAAAAATTTACTAAAATCAGAGCCTACATTATTAAAAGAAGTTCCAACATCAATTGCATCTACAAGATTAGACGAAGTTGAAGCACCAAAATCAGCCTGCATTACTACTAAAGATGTATTTGCTGATGTTCCAAGAGTATTAGGTTGATTATTAACGGTAGTAACTCCTATTCTTGCAGAGCTACTCATGTTTAAACCGGGCGCTGCTAAAGGTGATTTTTTAATAACTGTAATTCTTTCTGCAGTTAACCCCGTAGTTGTGCCAGTTGATCCAGAAGTTTGACTTCTCCAATATTCTATGTCAATTTGTCGTGGTTCATTTAAATTATCTGTAAAAAATAAAAATCCATCTATAACATTTGATCCTGTTATATAATTATTAACATTAAAATTTAATACATTCCCGCTATCAACTAATATTGTATCATATGTATTTGTTGAATAATTCCATTCTGCTATTAAATCTTTAGCAGAAGAAGTTATAAACCAATATACTCTACTGTTTTCAATATCTTTTGCAACACCTATACATTTTGCATTACTTAAGCTAATTGTATCTCTTTGTGTATTACCTAAAATATTTTTTAATGCACCTACATCGCTACCATCAGAATAGTCAACGTCTATATTTAAAGCATCTCTATATTCACCATTAGGAACTAATCTTTCATCAAGGTCTTTATTCATTTTACCTTTAATAAAAGCATTTTTAATTTCTGGCATACTCTAGTGTTTAATTCTTTTTGATTTATTTCTCATTACTTGTGCTAACTCACGCGGATTAAGATTTGCTAATCTTATTTTTGCATTTCGTATTGCTGCGAATCTATCTCTTTTATATCTATTTATTACATATTCAGGTGCATTTGATCTTGCACTCATAACAGCATATACTATGTGTTTATATATTGCTTCTTCTGCAAATTTATGTACACGCATTTCTGAATCAGTGCCCATACCATCAGAAACATATTTTAATGTTATTGTTTGATTAACTAGTTCAGAGCTAAAATGTATTATACCTCCAATTTCGTCTATGACAAAATGTCCATTTTTATTTGTTAATTCTGGATTAATACCATATCTTTGCCCAAATTCAGTAATTCTTTCATTTAAAGAATCTATATTGTTTAAATTATTATCATTATCTGTTCCAGCATTTAAATTTGCGTCTTTAAATCTTGTTTGGGTTGCTGGTGTTTGTAATAATAGGCTATCATCATCATCAAATAAATAAGTACCATTATTATTTTGAGCTATTGATTCTGATGGAATTGATGTATGTCTAGCTGGATATAGGTGGTGTTCTACCCCTAATTCATCCACTCTTGATATTTGTACATAATCAACATAATCTTGGGGCATAACCATAGATAAACTATCAGGAACATCTATTTCTTGTATTTTTTCAACCTTTGTTAAATCATAACTAAACTCTTGTATACCTCTTTTAGCATGAAATAAAACATCTGTTCTTTTTATTCTAGGTATAATTTTATCTTGGCCTACATAAGAAACCATAAAGTTACTTACTATGTCGTTCAAAGATATATACCTGTAATTACCAGCTATTATAGGATTTGTAAGTTCAACTTCAATAATATCACCTGCAGATCTACCTGATGTAAATATTATTTTACCAGCATTAGAACCTGTTTGAGAATAATTATATAAATTATCGTCAACCTCTGTTCCGTTTACAAAAACAATAAATTTAGATTTTGAAGTTGGTAGAGGGTCTAACGTTAATAAAAACTCAGTTTGATTCGCGGTAGCTGTAAATTTTTGCCCTGGTGTATAATATTGATATTGTGTTTGATTTATAAATCCCATATCTTATGCTTTTTCTTGTTGTATACTTTTTGTATCTTCTCCGCTAGCTACTGCATAAATAGAATTATCTTTTATTACAATACCTGCTAGCGCTAATATTTTAATTACTAATTCTGTTTCTTCAGATTCATGAAGTTCAAAATTAACTGAATTTGCTACATCATATAGCCCAGTGCCACTGTTTGCAGCCCAAGCAACATTCGTGGGAACCTTTATATAGTTTACAAATATACCAGATGTTATTTGCGTATTGTCTGTGCCATAAACTTTTATGCCAGCATTATCTCTTATATAAATAGGGTGTTCATTTGTAGGTTTGGCTAAGGGTGATCTTCTAATATATAGCCATTCTTTTTGTGTTATTTGCTCTATTTCTCTACAACTAGGACAGTTGTTTAATATAGAGCCTAATCGGTATAAATCAGTCGGTAAAGTTGTACCTCCTGAAACTGATACACCAGTTTTTTCAAATATACTGATTTTTTCTTCAAGTATATTTAACATGTCAGCATAGTCCGTTTGATTACCAGGTATTCTTCCAAACTGATTTAAGTCATAAAAATACTGCTCAAATATATCAAGCTGGGCTTGATTTGCAATAGTGTTAAACTCCTGAGGTGTAAGATAGCCTCGTTGTTCTTTATTTGTTATAGCTAATACTCTTTGGTATACTGTATTTACGTTTACTGCCATTATATTATTATTATAGGTTAAAGGCCCACAAAAGCAGGCCCCTACCTACATTTTGTTTACTTTAGTTTCTTTTCAATTGTTTGATATACTTCAATACCTTCATCGGTTTTGAAATATGCCGCTAAAGCAGAATATGGGTTTTCATCAAATGGAACTGTCATAAGTTTTCTATCATTTGTGCCCCACATAAATGTTCTTTGATCATTAGAAAGTTTTATAATACCCATTTCAGTAGCTTTAATTCCAACATTTCTAATATTTATGTTTTCATCATTTGCTAATTCTAAGAACAAGTAAGGATTTTGCCTAGCAAATAGTAAGCCATCTCGTTTAAGCTCCTTAGAACTCATGCTAGATACCTTATTTCCGTACTCTGACCTTAATATAGCTTCCATTCTGTCAACATCTAAAGTTTGAGCTACATTTAATGCTTTAATTTCAGCTTCAATATATTCCATATCATTTTCTGCAATTACTACAGGATTATATTCTTTAAATTTTTGACCATTCCATGGATGTAAATCTAAAAATTTTTGTAATGTTTGCTTTTCTTTTGGAACAAATAATTGTCCATCTCTAAAAATAATATGACTTAATCTTTGTACGCCTTGCATTTCATCTACAAATATTGTTCTTTGATTTTCACAATATTTCATTTCTCTTTCATACCCTAGCTCTTCATCAAACCAATAAAGCCCTCTGCTTTTTAATACATATACAATAGGTGTATTGTTTAAATTTAATTCATACACTTTGTCTTTGTATTGTTTTTTTATTTCTTTTTTAACCTCTACAGGTTTTGTTACAACCTCTTTAACAGGTTGTGATTTTTTTGTTTTTTCCATAATATAATATAATAAAAGTTTAAAATAAAAGGGCAGGGTGCCGAAGCACCCATTCCTTTATATTAATTGTTAAGAGTCAAATCTGATAAAGTTGTTAGCAGCTTGTGTTACTAAACATCTTTCAGAAAGATAGTGAATCTCCATTTTGTCAATACCTGATGCAGTAGCTCCGCCAACTGATCCAGTAATCCAAGATTTCATTCTTCTATCATCCATTTCAGAAGCTCTATATCTTACGTGTAAGAAAGGTCTTCTAACGTTTTTACCTAATTGTTGGTCATAAACTGAAGATGTACCAGCAGGTACTAAAAGTCCTTTTAATCCACCTACTAAACCTCTTGTAGAAGCATCGTTAAGATATTTCCAGTCAGTTTTGTAGAAATCATAAGAACCTCTTCTAAATCCAGTAAAACCTAAATTAAGCGCCATGTCAGCAGAGTTTTCAAATACACCGTAATTTACACCGCCTGTTACATGTGGGTTTAATCCCGCAAGTAAGTCGTCGATATATAGGTTAGCGTCTCTATCTAAGAATAACATATTTTCTTCAATTGAACCTTGCTTGTCTAATTCTTTTAATAATAAATCAAACTCAGCAAGCTTATCAGGAGCAGTTGTAGAAGAATCAAATTGATTCGTTGCTACAATACCTCTGTTTGCAATTGCAGATAATAAACCTTCAGATCCATCTGGAACTACTGCATCAGCAGTTGAATCAGACTTTTCTGCTTCAATCATTGTCATTTCTAAATAGTCTTCGAATCTTACTCTAGTATCTCCTTCAGCTTTCATATACCATAGGTAACCAGCTTGTCCAGACTCACCACTTACTTCAACCCACCCGATTTGAGCAGTATCAGAACCAGAAATTTCAAAGTGATCTTTGATAATCATTGGCTTGTTAGTGAAAGATTTGAACACAGGCTCTACAGATTCAGTCATGCTGTCAGTACCTTTGTTAAATTCAGAACCATATACAAAGAATTTAATTACTTGGTTGTCAGTTGTTGCAATTCCAGATAAGTCATCAACATTTTCAGCACCGTAAGGTACAATTGTTAATGCATTAGAAGCATTTTCAACACCAACTTTAACAAAAGCTTTAAATACAACGTTATTAACAACAGCTACAACCGTAGCTCCTTTTCTAATTGCATGAGCCTCTGTTGCACCAGAGTCAATTCCTGTAATAGTGTCAATCACTCCAGTAACTGGATTGATTTGACCGTTATAAGCTAGGTGTAATCTACCTTGCTCAGACCAAATAACTTGATCAGAAGCCATAGGCATTTCAGCACCTACCATTCTCAAGAAAGAAGAAACAGATCTGTTCCCATATCTTTCAACTTCTTGAGCATATAATTCAGGTAAATATTGCTGTGACCAGTTTGATCCACCTGAACCATGAAAATTTAAATAATTACTCTGTAGCGTCATTTTTTGAGCTGCAGGCGTAACTATACTGCCGGCCACCGGGCCAGCAAATGAAACATTATTGTTTGCCATTTTTCAAAAGTTTTAATAGTTTTTTAATTTTAGTTTAATTCCAGATAAATCTTCCCCTAAAACTCTTGCTTTTATGCCACCAACTTCAACCTCTTGATGCCCTGATCTTGGGTCCATGTTGATATTTTTTGCAGACTTAACAGATTCTTTAATAGCATCTGCTTTTCCCTGCTCATAAAAATGTTGAGCTATAGCGTCAGAATTCATCGCGGTAAATAAAGCTTTATGATAACCAGGAGCATCAGCCATCTTATTTTCTTTATCTAAGAACTTCTTAGTAAAGTTATTAATGTCGCTTTGGTTCTCTCTAACCTTATCTACATTTTTCACATTAAACCTAAATCTCTTATCTCCGACATTGTATTCAAAACCTTTGAAATTATCGTTAAAAAGCGAATTGGTTTTATTGTTAAACACATCTCTTTGAGATTGCGTTACTTTTTCTTGCTGTTCAGCTTCCTCATTATATCTATTAAAAAAGTCTAATGCTTTTTTAGCTTCAGGAGTTAATCTGTTACCAGCTTTAATTTCTTTATAATAATTAGCTTTTTGATTTTCAAGATGATATTTTGCTTCTGCAACTTCTTCTTTAAATGCTAATTTTTTTCTTTTAATATCTTTTGGATCATCCACCTCTTCATCATATGAAAATTTATCATCAATTAAAAATGCAATTTCATCCACTGATAAATGCGGTTTTGCCTGAGTATAATACTCATGCAATAAATCCATTTGTTCAAATTTTTCGTAATCTTTATTTAATGCTACATAATCTTCTAATGTACCACCAGTTTCATTCATAAACTTAACTAAATCTTGAATATTTTCTGGATAGTCTATTGATTCTTGTGCTTCAACTTCCGGTAATACTTCTTCTTGTTGCGGTGCGGTGTCGGCAACCTCATTGCCTCCTTCCACTCCTGCATTGTCAGTTGTATTTTCTTCATCTGTAATTTCTTCTAATACCGCTTCTTCTTCTGTTTCTTCAACTACTTCTTCTTCTTCTTCTCGTATTTCTTGCAGTCCCACTTCGGCTTCTTGCCCAACTTCTTCATTCTCGCTGCTTCCGCTAGACACGCTATCTTCTGTTTCTTGTTCTTGAACGGCATCTTCTTCTTGTTTTGGAGGTTGTGATAAATCTACTTTATACATACCAGACTCTTCATCAAATCCAGTATTTTTTTGTATCTCTTGTTCTTTTTCTTGTAAAGACTTTTCTTCAGTCTCTACGGCTTTTGCTTTAATTTCTTCTGCCATAATAAAATATTATATGATTATACAATTTATATATTACCTAGGTTCAAATGCACCTAAGCCAAAATCACCGCTTAAAATATCATTACCACCTGATTCAAATCTTTTTGGGGGTAAATTATTTTTACGTTGATTAATTAGTTCGCTCTGTTGAGTAGCTTGTATTTTAGTTCTCTCATCTTTACGATCTTCTTTTTCTTTTACTTTTTCTTTTTCAATATTATTTTTTGCACCTTGTAGCTGCATATTCATTTCAAACTCTAAACTCATTAACTGCTTTTTCAAATCAGCTTCTTGCATTAATTTATTCATTTCCAACTGATTCTTAGCCTGCTCTAATTGAATTTTACTTTGAGTTAATGCTTGTTGTTTTTGTACCTCTGCTTGTGCAGCTACTTGCTGAGCCTGAGCATTCGCTTGCGCTTGTGCCTGTATGTTTTGTTGAGCTATTTGTTGATCTCTCTGTAATTTTTTCTTTCTACGAAGCTTTAATAGTTGATTAGCTAATTTAACATTTTTAATCATTCTTATATCAATAGCATCTTCTAGCTCAATATTATTTTGTCCTATTGCTACTTGAATATTATTTTCTAATGTTTGTTTTTCTTCTTCATCTGGTTCTAATTCAATAAATATACCAAAATCATGCAGATGTAATTCTTTTAATTCTGCTAATGTAGCAACATTATGAGCGCCTATGCTTTGTATAAAAGCATTAGCGGTTGGTGAATATTCCAATACATCAGATATTCTTAATGCTATTTTTTCTGCAGTTTCAGCAGTTAAAAATAACCCACTTTGTAATATATGTCTTGTTGCTGTATTACTATTTGCTGCTGCTAATTTTTGAATACCAACCAATGAATTCTTATCAGGAGTACTAGCGTCTCTTGCTTCATTTAATCCTGTAGCATCTCTAATCATTTGCATATAATAATTATAAGTGCTAATTAAAGCTGCTAATTTATTTGTTCCTGCAGAATTATTTATTTCTTGAATAGGAACTTTACCAGGATTCATATCTCCATCAGAAGTAAAAGATCTACCAATAATACTACCAGTTTGGAAAAACATGTTTAATGCTTCTTGTGGGTTATAATTTGTTCCATTACCTAAATCAACTTCTGCTAAACCATCTGCATCAACATAAACGCCGTCAGGAACCATCCTTGCTAGTATTTGTTGAATTTTTAAATGTGTTAACTGTATCATATCAGCAAATCCAGTTATTCTACCTACTAATGATTCAACTTTACCATTATATAGTCTAGGTGCAACTAATGAATAATTTAACTTAACTTTATTAGCATCACTTTTTTCACGCAGCATGTTTTCACAAAGATTCCATTTTAAAAGTTTTTTAGCTCCAGGTATATACACACCTTCATAAAGAACTTCTATATTTCTTGCAATTCTTTCAAATTTTAAACCTTTGACTACTGGAGGATTAAAAGCATCTGATTTTTTAATAATTTTTTCTGCACCGCTAGCAGTTTCTTTTACTTTATATACTTCATTCATATATGATTTATAATTAAAATATAAAACTTCTATAAAGTTATTATCTTTTTTATCATACTGTTGAGTATATCTATTAGTATTATATCTATTACTTCCGTTTTTAGTTAATTCTTTAATATCTTCATTAGTTAATTCAGGAAAATCTTTCTTTAAATCATTTATATTTATAGATTTCATTTCTCCTACATAATATAAATCATCAAAATAAGGCGATTCACTATGAGAATAAATTAAATTAGCGGGGTCTACATACTCTATTTTAATACCTTCTGATTGTGAAAAAACATTTTTAACACAAGCCATACCTAATACAGTTAAATCATAATAAAATCTTTTCTTTATTAATTCATAATTATTTTGATTAAAAACTGTTGTAATAGCTTGTTCTTCTGCAATTTCTATAGCTTGCTTATAATTTAATTGCATATGTAGTTGCAATTCTTCATCATTTGCTGGCAAGCTTTCTTTAGGTGTATTATATAAATTTATACCAAAATTTTGTTGTATAAAATCTGTTATTGTTGTAGTTTCCATGTCAACCATTAAAGATTGCATGTATGAAGTTCTTTTTTGAACACCATAAGGATCTTGAGAATATGCCTTTATATCATAAGTTCTTTCAGCAATACCATTAACTACTATATCTACAAACTTAGGTATAATAGGAACTGGCTTCCAGTCTAAGTTAAGATAAGACATATCACCATTAATAGATAATTCATCTTTGTATTTTTGTATACTTTGTTCCCCTCTTGCGTATAACCTTAGTTTATGAAAATTATTTTGATTATGTAAATATCTGTTTATACCAGATGATCTTTTAAACCATTCATTCTCTATAGCTTTAGCAACTTCTAAGCCATACTCCATAGATAACTTTTTGTCATCGCTAGCCGTTTGACTTGGAAAGTAATTTTGCATAACTGATTCAGCCATAATTTTTAATTATTTTAGATATAGTACCTTTATTTTCGTATTTTGAAAAATTAATATTAAGTTTTGGTTTAACTCTAGTCGCGTGTGGTTTGTACTTATTCTTATTACATGCCATAATAGCAAGCCCAGAACTAATAGCAGCATCAAATTTTGTTCTTTTATTTATATCAAACTTAGCCCAATCATTTAATGTTGTATTAAAATACAATGTACCATATTGCCCTTCATTAATAATACCAACGTAATCGTTGATATATGTTTCAATTGCAGCAGCGTGAGCTTGTCTTATATCTTCGCTTGAGTTAGGTATTCCACCTATTTCTTTTTCTGTAATTGATAATTTATTTTTAGCTTTGTCAGGTCTATTCATAGAATAACCTCTATAGCCTCTTCTTTTTAAATAATATAATAATCTAGGTTTATTATTTTCTGCCAATAATGGCATACCATAAAATACTAATGCCATTAACACATCTTCAAAAAACATTTCAGCAGTTTGTGGACGAGCAATATATTCTAAAAAGAAATGATTTGCGGGAGCATTTTCCATACTAAATTTAGTCAAACCATGCAGCGCGCCTTTTGATCCTTGTCCATCT